TATTCTTCCGATACGCGACTCGTATTCTCGCATGATATGTGGAACGTCTTCCAGCGATCAGCGAGCTTATGGAAAGTATCGTAGAAATAGCCACTGCTTCTGATCGGGTTACCAGCCAACACCATCGAAGCGTGATGTGCAGACATCGAGCCGCCAGCCGCCTCGTACACCAATTCGGGCACACCGCTCGCTTCATCGCAGATCAAGAGAACATGATCGGCGTGGACACCCTGCAATGCATCAGGCTGTTCGGCCCGACTCGTTTTCGCGGATATGAAATTGCGCTCCGGGTCAGCGATCAACTCGATGCGATCAGATTTGATGTTGAACAGATCGCGGAAACCGGCTGGCGATTGTTTCAGCCATGATTTCGCTTCGGGCAATAGTGCATCATGCAACTGCGCTGACGTAGGAGCGGTAATCACTACCTTCGCATGGTAGTGTGTGCCGATCCACCAGAGCGCGAGCCAACTCAAGACGCTCGTCTTGCCGACACCGTGGCCTGATCGGATGCTGATCCCGCGATTCCCTGCCGCGACAGCAGCCATCACCTCAGATTGCCATTCATCGGGTTCGGCACCTAGCATCCCTTCCACGAACAGAGTCGGGTCTGCTCGCATCTCTTCGATGGACGCTTCGTAGTTCACCCTCTACCCCCTCCTCCCCGCTCTAGAAATTCCCATTCGGGAACTTCATAATCCCAATCCATTGTGCGCTCATGCCTAAAGGGAACGCCCTCGGGATCTACGCCCCTGCGAAGCGTTCCTAACCCCTCCCAGGCAGGATCATCCATACCTTCAAGCAATTCTGGGCTACTTGACCGAAGCTGACCTAGACGATCCGCGACCGATCCTTGGTCCTCGGCTTTACCAAAATATCTTATCTCGACGGGCACTTCATCCATACCCAACTCTACGGCAGCATCCAGGCGATGATTTCCTTCGCTGATCCTTGGTAGTTGGTTGGGTTCGACCGTAACGAAAATCGGATCTGTCATACCCCTCTCAGATATATCGGCCTTAAACTCATCCCATTCGGCACCTTCACGCCTTACATGGGCACCACGCACCTCATCCCGCGCACCCCTAAACGGCCTCAGTGATTCTACTGGTATGGTTCCTTTCTGTTCGGCGGTCAAATGGTCGCCTCTACCGAACTCGCCTTCCCATTTTTGGGTTTTCAAGTCTGCCGCCTTCGCGCCCCTCCCCCTGAGAAGTCCCTTTATCCCTGCGGCACCAACGAACGGAAGCGCGGCACCACCAGCGGCCCAACCCATACGAGGTAGATCGCGGTCCCTAAAACCAGCAGCGAAATCGGCTACGTCGATGGCAGTACCGGCTGGCTCCATGACCGAAGCACCGAGCAACCCGGCCAACCCCGCTGGTGTCTCCGGTTCCAAGAACTCTTCCACCCTACGCGGAATCCCATAGCGCAGATGATCCCAGATGCGTGACATACGCGATTGCGGTGGGCCAATCGATGCGCCCTGCGGGCTAACCATCGAACGTTGTGGATTACGCCCCCATTCCTCCGCAGCCGAGATCAGCGATTGGGGCACCTGTGGGCGTCCCCACGGTCGATCAGGATCAGGCTGATTCAGCAACCCATGATGATACGGCATCCTACTTCCGCTTGCGCTTGGGGTAGCCGGTATGCTTGACGTTGGACTTGAGCGCGGCGAGATGTTTCTGTGCCATCTCTCGGGTGCTATGGGTTTTGAGCGGAGCCCAGCCCTTGGAGCGACTCACCTCGACCGTGTTGCCTCGGAGTCTATACGGCATCAGTTATTGGTTGCCCTTATCACCAAAGATCAATTGGCCGGTACGGCGCAGTCTCTTGAAGAGTTCGCGCTGATGTTTCGGTGCCTGATGTGATTTCGGTTTGCCACGACGGGGGGCTTTACGTCGGTGCTTTTTGCTGTGGCTGCTGCCGCGCCGCTTGTCCTTCATACCATCCAGTGTATCGTCACGGTCAAATCATATCAACCCAGTTCGGCGCAGTCTCTTGAAACGGCGATCCTCCACCCGACCCTCGTCCGGCTTGATACTCGCGGCGATCACGATACCCAGCAAGACCGACCCGGCGATCAACCCGAACAGCTTCATCGAACCCACATGGTAGTTAGTAATTCTTGTTCTCTTGTATTACTATTGTTCTGGATCTGTTCATAGCCCAGCATTTTTTCTGGAAAATTTGGCGGAACTAAGCCATTTACAGGGCTATTTCACCTGTTCATAGCCTAACCCTCTAAATTGAGGGCTTTGCGCTGCTTCCGGGTTAGCTTGATCCCCTTGTTTCCCATGATGTCCAGAAGCCCGTTGATCGTGTCCTTGTACGTTGCCATCTGCTCGCAAGCCTTCCCCATATCCTTGCGTACCGGATCTCCAACATGGTAGAACTTCATCCGGCCCCGTAACTGCTCTACAACGTCGATACCGTTAACCGTCATGCCAACTCCTCTGAAGTGGGATACCTAATAATTTAGGGTTTGGGCAGAAACGTCAAGGCGATATGTGTTGGGCTGTACAAGTACGGGTGGGTAGCCCGAAGAAAGGGGGGGTTCCCCCCCCACCTTCGGTGTTCGTTCGGTGTTTGTTCGGGAAATAACCCGAAAGTTCGTATAATGTACATTATGTCCAAGGTGATTTTTGGTGCTTTTGAGCCCAAAAAACTCCCGCGCGCGCACGCACACACGCACACGCGATTCTCACAGGCCACCGGAATTACGCGAGGCCCACCCAGACACCCCCCCGTCCAAATATGGAACCCGAACCCGGTTCCGGTTCACGCGCGCCCACGTTCGTTCCACTTCGTGTTCCTTCCCCAAACAAGAAACGACCCCGGAGCCGTAAAGCCCCGGAGCCGTTCCCGACCTGTTGTCGGAGCCGTCGGTTATTCGACCCGGACGACTTCGCCGAATGGCACCTCAGACGCCCAACGAGAGGTATTGACCCACAGAACAGGATAGTCGGGGGCAACTTCTGGGAAGCACCCGCAAAGGTCGGTTAGATAGATGAGGCAAGCGGGCTCCTCGTCCATCGTTTCGATATGGTCGAACACCGGCCGGAAGTCGGTGCCGCCGCCGCCCTTCGGCGTCAGTGTAACCGGGTCGCCTCGTTCGAATGTCTCAACCGCGTTGACTTGCGTGTCGCAGTAGACAACGGTCGTCCTAACCGGATCGGCCTCCGCTATGATGGCGCGCGACTCCGCTTCCATCTGTGACAGTTGGGTATCATCCACCGAACAACTTGTATCTATGGCGACTACAATCGGGCCAAGGCCGTCGGCCCGGAGCGCCGGAAGGTACACGCCCAACGGCGCATAGCGTGGATTCGGTCGCGTCCAAGAGTAATCTTGCGAGGCGATCTCTTGAATGAACCGACGGAGGACGGCGACCCAGTCGGTCTTCGATCTCGTCGCCATATCAACGACCCTTTCGATATCGCCGCCGTAGTTGCCGCGAGCCTTCGCGGTCATCGCGGCCTCGTTCGTTGCTTGGCGCCAGTCGGCTTCGTTCATTGCGGCCTCGCCGTCGGTCGGCTCCGGGGCGTCGCGGACTTCGCCGGGCAATTCGGGGCGCCCGGAATCTACCGGACCGTCGGCCTCGTCGTCGCCTTTGCCGCCCCCGGAACCCTCGCCATCCTCGTTGCCATCCTCGTCGCCCTCGTCGCCCGTATCTCCGGGCCGGTTGTCGGACTCGTCGGACTCGTTGCCATCCTCGTCGTCGTCGTCGCCCTCGCCCGGTCCGGTGCCCGGTCCCTCGCCCTCGCCATCCTCGTTGCCATCCTCGTCGTCGTCGCGAGGCGCGCCGGGATAGCCGCCATCGATGGGGTCGTCCTCGTCCTCGTCGGCTCCGGGTCCGGGCTCGTCTGGATCGGGGACTGGGCTCGCGGTCCGGTCGTAGATCCATTCGGCTCCGCGACCGTCGTATTTCGGGTCAAGTAGAACGCCCTTATTGCCCGACATGAACGACTCATGCGTTTGGCTTCCCGGCAACTTGAAACCATGCCGGGCGAGTTCTGAATTAATCGCGAGGTCGGTCGCGACGTTGAATTCGAAATGGTCGCGGCCATCCCGGCGCCACGGGTGCCCGAAGGCGCAATGGGCAACTTCGTGGGCGATGAGAAAGACTCGCTCATCGTGTGAGATCGTGTTGACGTATTCCGGGCTGTAACCGATGGAGCATCCGTCGGTCCATCCTGTGTTACAAGTCGGGTCTTCGACGAGGACGAGTCGAAGGGCGAGGGCGCCCCAGAAGGGCGACTGCGAAAGCATATCCTCGCGGGCCGCGAGCATCCGACGAGCGGCCTTCACCCGGTCGGTCAGGAACGTAAATTCGTTCGCGATGATGTGGTGTGCGTTGGTCATTTGGAACCTCCGAAAATGGAACCCATGTCGGCCACGATCTCGTCGGCCGTTTTGGCGATAGTCGCCCGTGCTGTTGTGTCGTCGCGGAGGACTTGGGGATCGACATCCGCGAGCGCCTCATCTATACGGTCAAGCATCCCGTCGAACTCGTCGTCGTCGGTCACGTTCATACGGCGCATCGTATCAACGACCCGCTTGACGTTCCCGATCTTCGAATCCTTGAATCCGAATCCGGCCTCGCCCTTTTTCTTGTTCATCGTCGCGGCGATCTCGCGGACGACCTTGCCGACCCGTTTCCGGGCGTCGTCCATCGCGGCCTTCGTTGCGGCGTCGATCTTCTCCCCAACTTTCGCGTCGTATTCCGCGCGGACTTCGGCGACTTGGGGCGCGGCCAGTTGGTCTACTATGGACTCGCCGGAAACCGGGAGGGGCTCGCGTTCGTAGGATATGGAAAACCGGCCCTCGATAGCTTCGGCCTTCGGGTAGTCGGCCCCGTTGAATAGGGTGCCTAATGCGGTCGGCGCCGCCGCCCGGAGGGCCGGATACTCCCGAACGAGAATCGGGAGCGCCTTCGAAAAGGCGCGGAGGTGTTTCCGCTGTAGCTTCATGTACTCGTCGTAATTGGCGACCGGGAGCAAGCGCCAACCCTGATTGCCCCATGCCAACGTGTTGGCGTAGTGATCGGTCCGGGCCTCCGTCAAGATTCCCATAACGACGCCGTAGGCATTCGGCTCGTCGGTCCCGGTAAGCTTCTTCGCCATAAGCTTTTTCGAAAACTTTCCGGCGTCCTCCGCGCCGTGTGTCTCGTTGACTTCGCGGGTCGCCACGCCGTCGAACTTGCGAGCGAGCCATTTCGAAATGTTGAGGGCGACGAGGATCGCATTGCCTTGAATGTTGGTCGTGTTGGTCATGTCGGTTACTCCTGAGAATCGGTTACTAGGATATGGACGAGCCGGTGATGATGTAGCCGACCGGCCCGGTGAGAATCGCGGCGTATTCCGGCGTAGCCTCTAGGTCGGGCGAGCGCCGGACTGTGTCACGCAAAAGGAGCGAAGCGAATTCGCCGCGCCCGTCGGTTTCTAGCCGCTCCGCGAACCGGCAAACAGCGCCGAAGGTCGGAGCGGTCGCCCGGATCGCCAACGTCGTGACGACGGCGTACAGGACTTCGGGCCGCGAGTCTTCGATGCTGAACGCCTCCGGGTCGGCAAAGATCGCGTCGGCGTGTGGTAGATGCTCCAACTGGG